CGCCAGCCATTGGTTAAGATCCTGAATGACCCAGCTCTGATCTAGCCCTGCCATACGGCGCTTGACTATCACATATGCCGGCGGAACTGTCTCAAGACCACGAGCCTTGGCATAGTTGAACGCCTCAGTACAGGCTTCACGCCAGAACTGTGGCAGATCCATCTTGACAGTTGCCTTTAATTCAAAGATGTAGGGCCGCCCAGCAACCATGCAAACGATGTCGCCTTCATCGTCTTTGCCAGCCAACCTAAGCCGTTCAGCCGCTACACCCTTGCCACGAAGCCATTTGAGTATGCCCGTCTCAAAGGCCGAACCTTTACGTTTGCCATATGTACTCACCGTATGCCACTCCAAGTCTGTGCAACGAAGGCTGATGATCTATCCCCATAGATAGACATTCGGCTTGCGTCTGCCCATAGTGTAACGAACTTATCACCGGTGGCACTGTGTTTGCCAAAGCGATTCTTTACTACTGCTACTCGGAACTCACCTGAGTATGGCACTAGCGCCACGGTCAAGATCATTTCAGGCAGCTGGGCAATCTTGCCCTGGATAGCCTTACGGCTTGGTGGAATATCAGGCTTGCCTTCTGCTTCACTGGTGTGGTGAAGGAGCATGACTCCTGCATCGGTTTCACGTGCGATGTGGTGCATAGCCTTGGCAATCTCACGAAGGCCAGACCATTCATCGTTGTGCATAGACACTACGTTCATTGCGTTATCCACGATAATCATATGTGGATATTCTCCATATGCTTCTCCGTAGGCACGGATAGCAAGATCAATCTCATCAAGTGTGGGGCTTGGGGCGAAGTCAAACTGCAAGTGGTTGATGCTTACCAGCTCGTTTTCGTAAAACTCTTTGCCTGCACCAGTTGTAAATGCTTCTTCTACTGTGGCGACTTGGTGACCAGTAATCATTGCTGCGGCACGAATTGCTGTGGTGTATGAGTCGGTATCTGCGGATATGTAAAGCGTAGGCACTTCCATCTTCACCGCCATCCAAAGGGCTATGAGTGATTTACCAGCGTTAGGTGCGCCAGCTATCATTGTCAACTGTCCTCTGCGAAACCTAATCCCCTCACTTTGTAGTGAAGGGAAAAGGTCTGGCAGTAACTGATGATCGTTAGTGCTTTTCGCTGCCGCTTGGGTAAGTGACAGCACCTAAATTATCTAACGAACTTAGGCTCGCACTGGTCTGGAGTTCCCTTGGCGGATGGGCAGAACCAGCCCTTCCATGCCTTTGGCGCTCCTGGCTTTGACTCACGCCATACAAGCGCACCATGCTTACAGTGGCCTTCTGGAATCTGTGTTGCAAACTGCCCATGATCTGGCTGTGCTGGTGCATAAACAGGCTGTACATATGCCTGCGCTGGTGCCGGTGCTGCCACTGGTGTAGCACCCAGTCCTGCTGCCAATGCACGCACTGCTCCTGCTGATGTGAGCGATGCTGATACTGAGTTAATCAATGCAGCTGAATCCTGAATGGTTGCCAACCCAGTTTCAAGTTCTGTGCTATCTGCTGCGTAGATGTTGATGAGTGTTCCATCAGCCAACTTGAAGTTGACTTGGAACTTTGTTCCTTCTGTTGCCATTTGTTTCTCCTTATTTTATTTCTGCTAGTGGGTCATATATTGTTGAAAGTTGTCCGCCGACTGCGTAACAGTAGTCCTTTACGCCGCAAGTAGAACAGGCCATTCCGATGTTCGGAAGGTAAATGTTAGCATCAATTCCCCGAACGAACTGGGCGAATAGCTCGGTCATTACAGGAATCGTCCAGCGTTCTAGCCCGCCTACCTCTTTGAACTCAGCCTTGCGGGCATCGTAGAAGTAGCCTTTAGTTGGACGGATGCCAAACTGCATTTCCATACAGCAGGCGTAGACACCCAACTGCATAGACGATGATGGCATGAAACTACCGGTCTTGAAGTCAATGACCGCAAGTTCACCAGTAGGTTCAACCACAATCGCATCGGCAAATGCCTTGATGGGGACATCGCCAAAGTTCAAGAGCCAGCCTAATTCAGCGGCAGGTACACCTTCAGGTGATACCCACAACTCAAACTTAGATTCCTGCCAAGCGGTAATGAAGTTGAAAAACATCTCCTTACCATTGCGATCCCACCAGACCTTGTTCTCTTTGTCTGGGTTCTCTTTGGTAGCACGACCAGCTACTCGCCAATCAGTTGGGTTGCTACCGCTACGTGCTTCTTGCTCGGCGATACATTCAAGGAACGATTCGTCCCAGACTTTATCCCACGTCATTGGTCTCAACCTTTCCTGCTACTAATTCCTGGGCTTGCTTGAGACCGGTGATGATGTCAGGATTGGTCTCCTGCTCAATAAGGTTCTCAATTCTAGCACCAAGATTCTTGCGCATGATTACTTCAGCTTCCACAAAGGATTGCATGAAAGCATCACGGCTAATAATCTTTGCGTGTTTACGCCCCATGATTTTCCTCTAGGCTGGAATCAAGAAGAAGCAAATTTATTTCTTCATCTGTCGCATCCTCAAAACCCCATTCCCAAGCCCAACCTGGAATATTCTTTGTAATTTCATCTATTAAAGTCTCAAAAATATCTGCAACCTGATCGGCTGCATGTGAAATTTTCCTAGATGTTTTCATTATTTTTTGAAATTCTTTTAACTGCTCAAACGTTATTTTTTCTTCCATGATTATTCCCTATCTAATGGTGTAACAACTGTTGCAATACTATCGCAGAGAACGCATCGGGCATCTGTCCCGTACATTCCAATTTCAAAGTCATCATCAAACTTGACCTTGAGGTTCCACCATTCTGAACCGCAGGGGCAAACTCGCACTGGACCGAGCGAACGATAGTCTGCTTCTGAACCCTTGGTGGGTTGTATGTTTCCAAGTTGTTCTCCCATCAGAACGGTATGACTTCTTTAGAATCTAACTTCTTCTGATGTTCAGCAAGTAAGAACTTTTCTGCTGCTGAGTGAAATGCACTACCGCCAACAAAATACCATGCTGGTTCGGATGGTGCTTGCAAGTTGCGCTCTAGCTGAAATGCTTTGCCACAACGTAACCATGATGTAAATGCGCTAAATGATCTATGTGCTATCTGTGTTTCCTTCATGGCGCAAAGGTAGCACCGCCTATGAATGGCGTGTCAAATCATCTCATGGTTCGGCGTGGCGCGGATCTTGATTTGCTAATGTGGTTGCAATGTGTATAATCGGAGCGAAGCGACGGCGGTAAATACAGGGGAGCCTGAAGGCTCTGGTCGGGGCGGCTAGTGCGATAGCCCCTAACCCGTAAAATGGCATAAAAAAATAACCCCCGCCGAAGCGAGGGTTACGTTAAAGCGTTTGTTACTTAACAGTGGCAGCTTGTGCCTTGAAGTGATTGTAAGCCGCAGATGCAACTGGTCCAAAGACGGCAACGAGTGCAGCCCAAGCGACGTGCTTGAGATGATGGTTACCAGTCTGCCAAATAGCAATTCCTGCTACTGCAAGGCTGATGATGTAATGCTCAACAAGTGCTTTGCTGATCTTCATAATATCTCCTATAGGTAGATTAGTTTGTCCACTTTGGTCGCCCAAAGCCGACAATAAATACTACCATCTTGCGCTTGTTGGCTGTCTGATAAGCGCGAGTCTTAAGGCAAACTTCTCCGCCATTAGCTTCAGATCCAGTTGATCCATCAGGTGTAGTGTTGCCTTCAATAGTTGTTACGGTGCCGTCACCGTTGTCCTTGACCACAATGCCGACGTGTTCAATGCCCTTGCCGTCAAAGTTGAAAAAGGCTATATCGCCTGGCTGGGGCTTTGCAGTCTCATGGTTGAGCCACTGACCTTGGCCTTGAAACAAAGTGGCTCCAGAAGGCGTATAGACGCAATTTGGCATATTCTTGAAACCGATCTGAGCCGTACACCACATGACAAATGAACCGCACCATGGCTGGCCATCGTGACCGGTAAACTTGCCATAGATAGTTTTATTAGAATTTGCTGGGGATTCTTTGACACCCAACTGGGAGTTGGCTTTGGCTATAAAGTCTGCTGCTTGTGTCATTGCCAGATCAACCTTTCCGCTAAATCACCTGGATTGCATAGGTCTGGCTTATCGCAGATCGGATAGCCTGCTTTTTCGTAGCACTCAGCTACAAGTTCAGAGCAGATGTAACCATCATGCTTGGCTAGGTAATCAATGAACTTCTGTGGAAATACCTTGACGCCTAGGGCGCGTAGCGCAAGCACTGCAATAATGCCGAAGTTGTATGGCCGTCCGACTGCGTTGATAGCATGGCTAACGATGGCATCTCTCTGGGCATCAGACAGTTCTTCGTGCTGGTTCCATGCAACTTGTGGGTAATTACTGAGAGGGCTAATAGCAACGCCAGTAGGGTCAGCGCCCACAATCTTGCCATTGCCAATATAAATAAACGCATGGTTCCACCGAGAACTGGTGCCAAGGCGAATGAGTTTGCCAAAAAATCCGCCAGTCTTAATTACGCCGTAGTCACCCCATCGTGGCTCATAAGTCGTCATGTAATTCTTCAATCAATTCCATTTCTTGTTTCTCAAGTTTGAGAATGTGGCGAATGATTTGCGCATCTCGCTTGGTCTGTCCAATCATGGCAATACCGATGATGAGTTCAACTGTGACGGCAAGCCATGAGGCTAAGTTCATCCACTTGACGTAAGACGAGTCATCGCCAAACCAATGTGGGCGAATCCACCAGACAACGGTTACAAACGTCCAACCAATAACAAAAAACCAATTACGAATAACTCCTTGGATGCTCCAAGAAATCTGCTCGCTGAATGTAAGAACATCGCCAGTAGACCGATGGATATATTTTTTCTTCCAAGGATTAAGCATTATGCTCCCTAATGTGTTGTTCAAACTTGCCGTTAAGTACGCCTACTTCTACTGCTATACCTTGCTGACGCTCAACCAATGTCTCAACCATTGGGATAACTTGTTTGCGAATGGCATCGTTCAGGGAACCGCCTGAGTTTGGTGTTACCTCATGCTTGATGTCTTTG